GTATCCCCTGCATATAACTCGGCTCCATAGTCATCTGCGCCAAGACCCAAGTCTTAGCTTCAGCGACCTCATCATCAGGCACCAACACGATCTGTTCATCATGCACTGTGCCAACCACGGGGTACTTCTTGGTTACCCTCAACATTCCATCGGTCATGACAATACGCGCCACGGCCTGCGTTACGTTGTTCGTCACTTTCCCTGCATACAGCTTGGTAGCGTTTGGCCCGTATACCCACTGGCTCCTACCCTTGTCATCTTTTTCGCGTCGTAACTGTGGGTAGAGCAAGCTCATCCCATTGGGTAATTCTATACGTTCCTTGCTGAATGTCAAACACTTGTACTGGTACACCTTACCCCCATACAAACTGGACTCAATCAGACTGGAGCACATGTCCCAGAAGGTAGTAACGGGGTGGGCAGTGGCGCGGTAGATGTCGATGATCCGTTTAGCCGCAAGGCAGTGGGTCAACAACTCCTGTTGTGTACAGGTGTGCGGTATTTCCAGCATCTTGGTCACGTTATCTTCCCAGTCAATAAACTTCTGGGCGTACTCCTGATCTACTCCGAGCTTCTTTGCAAACGCTTTGTCGTACCGTACAGGCGGCGCACCAAGGAACCCAACAAGAAGCTGGGACGCAAACGAAGCCCAGCCGAGACCGTACCCGCAACCAAGTAACGCGCTCTTAGCAGACTGTCGCAAGTCTGGGTGGCTGACCTTAGTGAGTCCGGGTATGTTAAACATCTGTGCACCGAAAGCGGCGTAAGGGTCACCATCAGCCCTGAAGATGTCAAGCATCTCGTGGTAGTCACTAAGCCACGCGAGGACTCGCGGTTCAATTTGCGAGAGATCACCGACGACAAGCTGGTAGCCTTCGGGAGCCATAATCGCTTTGCGTAAGAAACTTCCGCGCTTGAGGTTTTGCATGTTGATTGCTGAACCTTTTGCTGCCGTCCAGCGGCCCGAGAGAGCACCGTAATACGATAGCGGAACCGGTAGTTTGCCGCGCTGACTGATGTCAAGGAATCGTTGTGCGCGTGTTCTTTCAGTGGTTGATTTAACTTTAAGGCGTGCTTCACAAAGGAGGGCAACATCTTCACGTTCACTGTTGAGCAACGCTTGGAACAAGGCATCATTCTTGGCGAAAGCGAACGCTTCTTTGCCGGTAGTTTTACTGACCTTAGTCGGGGCAACAACCCCGAGTTTTTGAAGTACGTCAGCAAACTTCGGGTTCGATGCAAGCTCAGCCTCCTGTATGCCGAGTCGTTGAAGTAATCCTTCACGTAGTTCTCCTTCTTCTGTTAATGCTTTGATGAGCATCTGTTGGTCAAGCTCAAGCCGTGGTCGCGTGTACATCTTGAGCGTCATGTCGATCAGTCGTAGCTCTGACTTTGGATAACCCTCTCCCAATCGCTTGAATATCTCCTCACACAAAAACACATCATGCGCACAGTATGCAGCGAGCGCCCGTTCAATGTCTTCGGAAAGTTCAGTGAGTCCATTAGTCGAGTGAACGGCCTGACCCTTCTCCTGCAAAGAGAAGTCGCTGGCGAGTTTAGCCAAGGAGTTTCCAACTTCCACACCGCGCAAAGCTCGCGCCATTGATAGTGTGTCGAAGATGAAGGCTGGGCGTGCTCCGTAGACCCACTCCATAATGGATACATCGAACTGTGCGTTGTGCGCAAGCACTGCGGTTCGTCCCCAGTCAATTCCAGAAAAGTATTCAGGTAGTCCATCTCCTCCAACCCATTCAATTGGATCATCAGTTCCGAACTCTCGTACGCATAATCCGAACGCCTTGAATCTCTTATCACGTATGTACTCCTCAGTTGTCATCTTTGATAACGTGTAGTCTTTGCTGTCCCACCGAGTTTCAAAGTCGATGGCGACTATCTTGTCAAATGGTTTCATGCTGCTCCTCTGGTTTTATTCTGTATGTTTTCTCGTGGTACATGCTGATAGATGGGCGTGCTGGTATGTCAATCCAGAAGTCGCTTTGATCGTTACCTGTTAGCACCAGCACTTGCACTGTCTTGCCATCAGCAATAGCGCGTAGCACTTCGGCGTGTTTGTGCTCAGTCAATTAAATGCCTCCTTTGGGGGTGCGCCAATAACGTTCAAGAAGCCGAAAAAATCGTTGGCTTCCAGCATAAGTTCTGCCGCCTCCATCTCGTTGCAGTTGAGTGTGACGATACCGCCCAGCTTCTCGCTACCGTGGAACAGGATGACCGCTTGCTTCCCATCAGGGCCATAGCATTTAACAAGCTCCAGTATCACCATCTTGAAGTGTTGCTTCTCTTCGTCTGACATCAGCGCCAGCCGCGCTTCTAGTGTTTGTTCGTCGTGATCCATTCTTTGATCTCCCACAGTTGGTTAATATTCTCTTCGTTGACGACAAGGGCATAGCCCCCAGCGTTTTGTATTCTGGTTAACTCACGTTCTTGCAAGGCTGTTGTTGTCCCCCTCCCTGCCTTGCACTCTATACCAAGGAACTGCCCGTCAAGGCAACCGATGATGTCCGGTATGCCAGCCCTACCCATGCCGTTCTGCATAGGCGAGAAGTGGTACACCCCCATCTGGTCAAGTATCTCCTTGACTTTCTTTTTAACTTTGGCTTCAGGTGTTAATGCCATTTAATAAGACCCTCCTAATTTTTATTTGTAAACGTTTGGCTTCAACCAGTTCAAGTGGAATATCTTCTTTCTTAAGCCTAGTCTTTCTGCTTAATGCGTGACGAACATCCACATCCATCAGTTCTTCGTTTCGCTTTGCAGCATACTCTTGGTCTTTTATTTTTCGTTCTTCGCTACTTGAGTACACACGCTGGTTAGCGTTTAACTTTTCGCGGTGTACCTCTCGGTACTGCGCTGTGTAAGCAAGTATTTTGTCTTTGAATTTTTGGTAACGTGCTTTTGCTTTTTCGTTTCTTTGTTCCCGAGTACGTTCGCGGTAGACAACTTGATATAGATTTATACAAGCTTTGCAAGCCGCTTGCGGTTTCAGATTGAACGCAGCAAGCGGCTTTGTCTCCAAGCATCGGCAACATTGTTTAGTTGCCTCCGTCATCAGCCCTCCAAAAAGTCTATGCTGGGTTTCTCATCCCGTAGTTCGGCGTACTCAAGCTGCACCTTCTGCACGTTGATGATCTTACCTGCGGTGTTGTTCATCTCCGCCGCTGTCTTCACATCAATCGTGCCATTTTTGAGTGCCGTGTACAGGTCAGTCAAGTGGTTGTTCAGTTCAGTTATGCTCTTCATGCTGTTATCTCCTTTAGTTTCATCATGTAATGTCTACACTTACCCAAGTCATCACTCCCCTCTTTACGTCCAGCACGCAGTGCGTACTTGATAACGTTGCCTTTCAGATAGCCGACGAACTCCTCGTGCGTCAGCACTGACTCCATCAATTCCCACGGTTGCACGGCCATCTCTTTGTAGTGATTGCCGCTTACCTGTAAGTCGTTAGCCTTTGTTCCTGTGCTCATGCGTACTCCTCATCATCTTCTAGTGTGTGAACGATCTTGTTGTGATCGTGGCGTTTGTGTATGTCTTCAATGACCAGTGGGTCTACGCGCTCGAACGGGTTCCAGTCGCTGTACTCACGCACTCCATCGTAGACTGGACGGTCTTTTGTTTGCTTTCTCTTAGCGCGGCCCTCAGCCATTTTGTCCCCCCAAGTTTGATCCATTCTTGATACTCCCATTCTGTTAATCGTGTGCCTACTGCCCTGCCGGACTTGGTCAGCTCACTCTTTGGTCTTGGCATAAATGTTGTTCTCCTGCTGTCTTGGTTACAAAAATAAGCTGGCACTTGGTGCATCGCCAAAGTGTTCCTTGCTCAATCACTGTTTGGCGGTTGCCATGTAGGCCGCGCAGCTTACCCCAAAATGTTCTGATTGCTTCAATCATCATCGTCCTCTATGCTGTCGTTTATCAGTTGTTGTTTGACCAACTCCAACACGCCAATCACTGTTGCCATGTACAGAGACTCGTCATACTTGTGTACGGCTGCAAGCAGGTCATCAACCAAGCCGTCAGCCAGTTTTCCTTGATTCAAAATCATCTCCACAGACCCTTGCCGTCATCAGCCCAGTACGGAACATATGTCCTGTCTCTGTGTTTTGCTAACTCTGCCCATGCCGCCAGCATTCGGGCGCTGCCAAACCATGCCACAGTTCTTCTGGCATCCATGTTGGACGCATTCCGACCTTCTTCATACAGTGCGTATGTCAGTCTGGCAATAATCCAATCTTTTTCATCTAGTTCACGCATTTAATTTCTCCTGATATGAAATATGTCTGTCGTACAACTTTGAAATTGTTTCACGGTCAATGTAGTAGTCACGCACAACCGCCAGTTGCTTGATGTCTTCTATCAATGCCGCCATTGCACCCTTGTGATGCTTGTCATCAATGTTGTAGTCTTCTACCAGCTTGGCTCGCCATGCTTTCTCGTCCCCCTCTACTCGCAAGTGCCTCATGTGTTGACTTCCTTAAGCTTAGATTCAATGGCTCTGGCAAAGCGAATATGCACTTCCTCGTCAGGACCAGCCGCAGTTTGAAAAAGTACTTCAATCTCCTCATCAAACAGCCCTACCCATGTGCGCTGTGCCAAGACTTCTTTAAAATTTGCTTCTGGTTCTTGCACTAGCAAAATTAAACCGTGTTTGCTTTTTTGGTTTTCTTGGACTAGCGTTACGACTCCAAACAAACGGTGTCCGCTGTCATGTTCGCCTGTGCTGACATCAATCGACACCTCCATTCCCTCTACAAGCGTCGCAATATCTTGCTCTGTGCGCTGTGGTGCGCCGGTGTGCCAATCCTGTACCTTTGCATCATCCAGCGACAAGTTACGCATCTTTGCAAACTCTGTAATGGCTTCTACTGCGGGTGATGCGTTATCAGCAGAAGACAAAACAATGCGTTCCTTGCGTGATGTAAGCCAGCCCATAAAGTCAAACAAGACACCAGCAATGACAGAGTGCGCCACAGGCTCTGGCTGTGCCAAGGCTTTTTCAAGAATATCAAGGGCATCTCTATGTGCCGTTGCTCGAAGAAGACCAAGACCCCCTGCAAACGCAAAAGAGTTGCATTGCTTTAGCGCATTAAACACCAGCTTCAATTCATCAATGTTCATTTCTTCATCTCCCT